AAGTCTTGGATGGCTGCCAAGATTAACCGCGATGTGAAGGAAGCCAATGCAGAGCTTGGCAAGCCGCACATTGGTGGCATGAAGAAAGGTGGCCGGGCGCATAAGCAAGGCGGCGGTCTACTTGGCCGTGATGTCCCGACCAGCGGCATCAGCACCGCCTCTCAAATGCGCGCTGCCGAGCTTGCGGATCGTCTGGCCAAGGGGCAGATGAAGCGCGAAACTCCGCCGCCGCCGCCGCCTTCTGAGCGTGAACCGCCACTTGATAATCGTTCAACGCGCGAGCTTATGGATGCCATTCAGCAGGGCAAGAAGCATGGCGGTCGCACCAAAAAGCAGATGGGCGGCCAGATGTCTGAAGACCCGCGCGCCAAGGCTGCTGCGATGATGCAGGCTGCCAATGCGATGGGTTCTGTTCCGCAGGATCGCATGCAGTTTGGTGGCGTCCGTAAGGGCAAGCTGGCGCAGATGGCTGGCCTGAAGAAGGGCGGTAAGGTCAGCCACCAGGAGTGGGAACACTCCAAGGCTGATCTGAAGCAGGACAAGAAGCTGGCCAAGAAGCATGGCATGAGCATGGAGAAGTGGGAGAAATCCGACCTTGATGCGAAGCATGATGAGCAGCAGTCCACCGAAGGGCTGAAGAACGGCGGCAAGGCTGGCAACTATACTGGCGGCACCCGCCCGACTGGTGGCCGGATTGCGAAGAAGTCCGGTGGTCGCGCCAAGGGCAAGACCAACATCATCATCTCGATCAATCCTGGCGGTGGCCAGCAGCAGCCTGCCGCGATGCCGCCCGGCAATCTGCCTCCGGGTGCTGGTGCGCGCGCTGGCTCTCCGCCTCCGATGCCGCCAATGCCGCCGCCTGGGCCGCCGCCGGGTATGGCTGGCCCGCCTCCGATGCCCATGCCGCCGCCCGGTATGGCTGGCCCTGGTGGCCCGCCGATGCCGCCGCCGGGCATGCCTATGCCGCCGCCCGGTATGCCGATGCCGCGCAAGGCTGGTGGCCGCGCATACCGCTCCTACAAGGACATGGATGCTGGCGCAGGCAGTGGGCTTGGTCGTCTGGAAAAGACCGAAATCCAAGAACACAAGCGCGGTGAGCGTAAGGCCGGTGGCCGCACCTACCGTTCTTACAAAGACATGGATGCCGGTGCTGGCAGCGGGCTTGGTCGGTTAGAGAAAACCGAAATCCAAGCCCACAAAGGGTGAGGTAGGCAGGATCAGCGCGGCGAAGTCTGAATGTCTATCTCGGGCGGCAGTGTCACCCCTCTGACGCTGCCGCCCTCTTATCCACCAGAGGGGCAGACGAGGGGGTCTGATGTTGACGAATGCAGCGCTCTTTGAGCGCGAGTTGAAGATATTGATCGCCGAAGAGATTGAGCGATTGAAAGAGAATTTGACTACCACGCCAATAAACATGGAAGGCGCCGGTAGCATCACCTACCTCCAGGGCGGAATCGCTGCCCTGCGAGGGTTAGATGATCTGATGGACATCGCAAAGACAAAATCAGATCAGCGTTCACGGTAAAAGAGAGGGGAAAACTCAATGCCGTTTATGATTATGGAACACGCGACAGACCCAAAGCAGAAATTGCTAGATGATATCGGCGATATCTCTGCCTTTGAGATTTTCAACAATCAAATCCTGATTGCCATTTATGTCAGACCGCAAAAAACCAAATCAGGTATCTTGCTGCCCGATCAAATGCGCGATGAAGACAAAATCCAGGGCAAGGTTGGGCTTGTTGTAAAGAAAGGCCCTGCGGCTTTTGTTGATGAAACCAGCGAATGGTTCAAAGACATCACTGTCAATGAAGGTGATTGGGTGGTGATCCGCCCATCTGATGGCTGGGCCATCACGGTGAACAATGTGCTGTGCCGAATTGTTGATGACACGGCGGTGCGGGGCAAGGTCGATGCCCCAGATCGCGTTTGGTGAGGTGAAAAATCATGGCTGAAGAGCAAAAAGACATCGAAATTGACTTCGATGCGGTCGAAAAAGCCGGGAAAGAGCCGGAAATAAAGGTGGAAGAGGCCGAAAAGGCTACACCGCCGGAAATTTCGCCGGAAGAAGGCATTGAAACCTTCAAAAAGCGCTTTGAAGAAGAGCGTCAGGCGCGTTTGGAGGCTGAAAGGCGGGCCGAAGCGGCTGCCCGGTATGCCCAACAGGCTCAAGGGCAGGTTGATGAGGGCAATTTGCACCTCGTGAACAGCGCAATTGAGACTTTGAAGCGCGAAGGTGACATTCTGAAGGCCAATTTGCGCGCCGCAATGGCCACTGGCGATCATGCGGCTGCCGCAGATGCTCAGGAAGCCATTGCAGATGCCAAAGCCAAGCTTCTTCAGCTTGAGAATGGCAAAGCTGCCTTGCAGGAGCAGGCCAAGAACCCGCGTATCCAACCGCAGCAGATGCCGCCGCCGGTTGATCCGGTGGAAGCCCTAGCCTCTCAGCTTTCACCCAGGTCTGCTGCATGGGTTCGCGCCCATCCAGAGTATGCCCGCAACCCTCGCCTGATGCAGAAGATGGTGGCGGCGCATAACTTGGTGACTGCTGACGGTATCGCGCCTGACTCTGACGAATACTTCGATGCGGTGGAGCAGACCCTGGGCGTTAGGAACGCGCCCTCGGCCTCTGTGGCGGCTGCTGAAGCCCCTATGTCTGCTGCGGCGGCGCCTAGCCAGCGTCGATCTTCCCCGGCTGCTGCGCCCGTCAGCAGGTCAGGGACAGGCACTGGTGGCGGTAGCCCCAATGTGGTGCGTCTGTCTGCCGATGAGCGTGAGATGGCCCAGATGATGGGCATGACCGCTGAAGAGTATGCCCGCAACAAGCTTGCCCTGATCAAAGACGGCAAGCTGACGAAGCATTGAAAGGATTGAACAATGGAAAACGTACCGATGCGCCGTGGCCGCCGCCCCCGCTTGGTTAAGCCTGAGCTTGCTGCCCAGGTTGAGGGTGAAACGCCGGAGGTGGATGGTGAGGCTGAAGCCCCGGTAACGCCCGCTAGGGTGCTGCGCCCGCCCATGCGTAAAGATTACTCCTTGGCTTCTGCTGAAAGCCGCACGGCTGAAATCTTGGGCCATGTCGGCACTGTGGCTGAAGGGGTTGATGAATTCTACATTGACCGCTCCAGGCTGCCGCCGGGCTGGGATGCCGAATGGAAGACCAAGACGGTGATGGGGGCTGAAGACCCGGCTCAGATGGTTTCCTATGCCCGCATGGGCTGGGAGCCAGCGCCGCTAGATATGTTCCCTGAGATGATGCCGCAGGGTTGGAAGGGCAACACTATTGAGCGCAAGGGCATGATCCTGATGATCCGCCCCCGCAAGATCACCGACATGGTGCGGCAGGCTGACGCCAAAAAAGCGCGTGAGCAGATCAGGGCCAAGGAAGCGCAGCTATCCTCGGCGCCGGATGGGCAGTTCACTCGTGACCATGACAAGGTGAAGCCGAAGATCAACAAGGGCTTTGAGCCCATGCCGATCCCGCAGGATTGACACAAACTGAAGGGGGCTTCGGCCCCCTTTACCCCCAGAAAATGTGTTGATATTTTAGGCGGTGTGGGCGTATGGTCCACATTGCCTTCCCCCGGTGTGGAAGGTTGAGCCTCTTCTCTGCTCCCGAGCCGCCCCGGCGCGCGGTAACGGCGCTCCCCAATGGAGGTTATTTTCGTGGCAAACACGAATTCCCCCTTTGGCTTTGCGCAGTACTACGGCGGCGCGGGTGGCGCACCCACCTTCGCTCAAACTGCACGGCGCATTGCCTCTACTGACACGACCCCGATTTATTTCGGCGATCCTGTTATTCCGGTCACTGGCACTGCCAATGGCTACATCACGCAGTATACCACTCCCGGCACCACGACCCTCGCGGGCATCTTCGTGGGCTGCAAGTATCTGTCCACCTCTCAGAAGCGTACCGTGTGGTCGCGCTACTGGCCGGGTGCTGATGCGACCGGCGATGTGGAAGCCTATGTGATTGACGATCCGAATTCTCGTTTTGTTGTCATGGGCAACAGCACGACATTCAATATCGGCGGTACGCTTTCCACCTTCACTTCCTCGCCTGTTGGCAAGTATGCCCAGTTTGCGATTGGTACTGGCAACGCCAATACCGGGCTTTCTGGTGCGTACCTCAACAGCGTGGGTACGACTGTCACGTTCCCCTTCATTGTGGTGGACCTGATTATCTCCCCGCCGGGTGCGAATGGTGCCGATCCGACCACCGCTTACAACCAAGTGGTTGTTGGGTTCAACAACGAGTGGCTGCGCAGCAACGGCGCTGGCCCGACCGGCATCTCGTAAGGAGGGCATGAAAAATGGCTGTTAATCTCTCGGCTATTAAAGACCTGCTCCTCCCCGGTCTGCGTGGTGTTGAAGGCAAGTACGAGATGATCCCATCTCAGTACGACAAAATCTTCACCAAGCACGACTCGAAGATGGCGCTCGAACGTACCGCTGAAATGCGTTACCTCGGCCTTGCGCAGTTGAAGACTGAAGGCGGCCAGACCGCTTTCGACAACAGCGCAGGTGAGCGTTTCGTCTACAACCAGGAGCATACGGAAATTGCGCTTGGCTATGCCATCACTCGTAAGGCGATTGATGACAACCTGTACAAGACGCAGTTCCATCCGTCGAACCTCGGTCTGATCGAATCTTTCCAGCAGACCAAGGAAATCTACGGCGCCAACATCCTGAACACGGCGACGACCTACAATGCTTCCATCGGCGGTGACGGCGTGGCGCTTTGCTCCACCTCTCACCCGATTGATGGTGGCACGGTGGCGAACCGTCCGACCACGGATGTTGGCCTGAACGAAGCGACCTTGCTGAACGCGATGATTTCCGTGCGTACCAACTTCAAGGACCAAGCGGGCCTGAAGGTGTTTGCGCGGGCGC